TCTTCCTTCAAATGAGGATAAATTTCACGCAAAAACTTGTTCAACTTATTGTCTGAGCCTTCACGTTTCTTATTTGCTATCCAGGTATGGCGTCTGGTCTTTTTGTTTGGACTAATTGTTGTTGCCAGTAGCCACTGCAACTTTGGATGCTTGCTCAATGAAAAGAAATACCTGTTCAGATATTCATTTGTCGACTGCACATAGTATGCTTGCACCAATCTCTCATCCGGTGATCCTGCTTCCACACTACTACCCCAGCGTATCATAAGGAACGGACTAAACTTCTTTTGTTCTTCCGTGGTCATGCTGTCGTAATAGCCGCGGTCCTTGCGGTCCAGTGCGGCCAATTCATTGCCAATGTATAGCTTAGAATTGTAATCAACAGGTGCTTTGGGTTTGGTTGCCATTACTCTTTACTCAGGGTGTATATAACTATAACACGTTCTATCGCATCTTGCAATGTAGGATTTGTCCGTGCCATGCGGCGTATCTCTCCCCACATCTTGTCATCTTGAATATGGTCGCGCAGTGGACGTCCATCGTCTGTACGTGAGTCGTAGGTGTATCCTATTTCTTTTCGGGTGCTAGGGTCTGCACCAAACTCACGCTGGTATGTTATACCATCTGCGTTTTCATAGATGTAGGTGGCGCCTGGCTTGAGAGTTCCCATCAGTGATTCCTCTTGCCATCAAACACACAGTTGAATACCATGTGCATTTCTCCATCGTTTATAACTCGGTGGAAAGCACCGTCCGGGATCAGTACAACATCACCCGGATTAACTGCAAATGGTTCTGAATCTTCTTCGCCCACGATCATCCGGCCCGACCCTTGTACAAAGAAGTAAACTTCTTCTTGGCCAGCATGGCGATGTCCACGAGTGCTCTGTTCTCGATAGAGCCTGGTGGAACTCAGTACCAGATTGTTTAGTGTTTTGTTGTCTTTAAGTTCGTAGACGTCGTTGCTCTTAACAACTTCTCCGCCTACATCAAATTGATTAAATTTCATTACCATGCCTTTCCGTAGTCTACTACCTCGCTTTGTCGAGATACGTCTTTGATAAAATATGCACACATGGGCTTGCTACCAATGGTCAAAGGAATTGCCAGCATCTGCCCTGGCTTGAGTTTAGGAAAATACCATTTAACATCCTGGTATATATCGATAATTTCGATGCCGTGAAACTCAGGCTTGAAACTGCTAAGAGGATTAAAGCAAAACACGTTAAACCCACGATCGTTTATGCTGGTAAGCGGAACAACTTCTAGATCTCCTAGGTCGTGTTCTCCAATCAACACTTGCCAATCCACTGGCATCTTTATAGTGTTCTCTCCTACCTTGAGTACCAGTGCAGGACTATTAAAGCTCTCTAAAAAGATAAGTGGTATAAAAAAGTAGTCTGGGTCCTTGGGGTCGCTGTTGTCAAATACACAGAATCGTAGGTCATCTACTTCTTCTGGTATGTCGTTCATTTCGAACGCTACATTGTCTAGGGTTAAAATTCTCATTATTGCCATTCTGCCTTTTCTATTGTGAAGGGGTAGTTAGCCTCCTTATAAAACTGTTTGCGTTTGGTTAGATGTCTCTTGGCGAATTTGCAGGTGCTGGTTAGGTCCCAGATTTGAACAAAGTCCTTGTCTTCTGCTTTGCGTATACCACGACCAATTGACTGTATAACACGAACAAAGCTCTTGCCGGGCTCAAACAAAACCATATTGAAGATGCGAGGAATATTAATGCCCACAGCGGCAACACCGTAAGTAGCAATAATAACCTTGCCATCAGCAATGGCAACGTCATCGTATTCATCTTGTCTCGCAGTAGCCTTGGTGGACCCTGATACAAATACAGCATCCTTAATCCTCTCTTGAAGAGCTTTACCAGCCGCTACCCTGTCAACCAAGATCAAGGTATTGCCAGTCTCTCGAATGCGCTCTACTAGAGTACTTATATAGTCTAGCCGGCCACTGGTTTCTAATAGATACTTGAGTTCACTCTGGTAGTTGCTGTACTCCACATGGTCCAGTAGCTGTATAACGTTAACGTGGCAGTTGGCCAAGTGCCCTGCGGCCTGTAGTTCGCTGGCGCTCAGTTGTCCTACTGTGTCGCCTAGGCTACACCTGATGGCCATGAACTCATAAGGATCCTTTGGAATGGTTCCTGTAAGTCCCCAGCGCAGAGGTATTTTAGCAAATACTCCTGTGAGCAGGGTCTTGAGTGCATCTGCTTTGGCCATGTGTACTTCGTCTACGATAATAGCCACAACGCCTTCAATAAACTCACCAATGGTCACTTCGGCTGTTCCAGCTTGAGTATTTTTTAGTAGTATGTTAAGGCTCTGCCAGGTACAGATGGTATGCTGGCGGTTGTATTCTTTGTCGTCACCAAAGTACACACCAACATCCAGGCCCATGTTCTTGTAGTCCTTGTAGGTTTGTGTTACTAGACTCTTGTTAGGAACGATTACAATGCTCCTACCATACTGCGATACTGCATCTGATAGTGCGGCTGTTATAACTGTTTTACCTGCGCCAGTGGCAATCTCTTGTACACATTGTGGGTTATCAAAGAACCTGTTTATGATGTCAGGTTGATAGTCTCGCAGTTCCATAGGCTCACCTTCTTTAGGATGACCCTTGGGCCACATGATGTGGCTGTAACTGTGTGCATTGACTTGACTGAAGCTGAAATCTCGTTTGTATTCACGAGTGTCTTCTAGTTCTATTTGATAGCCTTGGCTAACCAAATATTCAATGATATCCGGCAACAGGTTAATATAGGTAGTACCCCCAAGCTGGAAGTAGGCTACCTTGCCATCCCAACGGCCAAGACGAACGCTAGGCTGATACCTAGCGCCAGGAATTTCGTACTTGTATTTCTTTACCAGAGCTGTTCGGTCTGATAAATCAAGGCCTTCAATTTTTACGTTAACTTCGTCTTTTATCTTTAGTGTTGCAAACATGTGGTTATATTAACACACACGATAGTACAAAAGCAAATATCATCTAACCTAATTTCATTTGAGTATAGAAGATTTTCTCGGCCGCGGTGACCATGGTCTGTTTGCTTGAACCCACAATCATTCCTATCTGACTAACCAGTAGAGGAATGTGTTCTAGGCTTCGTATTATCTGTGAACTGTATATTAATTTATGCTCCGGAAGTACCTGCACATCACTATGTTTTTGATTCTTGACTACCAAAATTTCTTCGGGTGCAAAATGCCGTTGCCATTCTACCAGTGAAGCATCCAGGGTAGGATTGTAGCTTACTATAGGATAGCGGTTGGTTAACTGTGCATAGCGAGCAATACGCTCAATGGTATCCGATGCTGTATTAAAATCATAACTGCGGTTGTTTAGCAGTAGCGTGTCACTGGCAGTGAATATCTCCGCGAATAACACTTCTACTTCAGCGGACAGGGTGTAGCCCAGCACAGGGGACATATCAGCTAAAAACACGGTGTTATCCAGCCCAAACCCTCCGTGTGCGTTGATATATTCAATTAAACTGTTGGATGCATTGGTGATGCCAAAGCCGTTGTCTGTTTGTATCAGCTCAATTTTAAATCCTGATTCTTCACATGCAACAATGTCTGCCATATACTTCTGTAGAGCCTCGTCTATTTCAAATCCGTGTAGTCGTGCAAACTCGCATGCCCAGTTTAGATTGTATTCAGTTAGTGCCACCTTCCAGGTCTTGGCATCGCGGTCAAAGTGTATGCGACCCTGACTTTCTTTAGATTCGTCACGGATGGTTTCGATCATCTTGGTTTCGTAAGGGAATCGCATGCGGATTGACCCGTCGACGAGCTCTACTCTTTTTGCACGATCAAGAATGCGCAGGGCCTTGCGATACCGTGGAGGATTGATTGCTTCAATATCGATACCATGAGTGAGTAGCTGTCGCTTGTACTTTTGTATCAACTTGATAGACAGCTCAGCTTGCCTATCTGTTAGCGCATTGCCCATGCTGGTCTGATCAGTTACATTGTCCAAGAAGTTGACATCATAACGTGCTAGGTTCACCAATGGTGCAAAGCTAGAGAATAGTGATATCGGTGACAATAGCCCGCCTGTAGGCTGTCGCTTGCCAGCAATCACTTCTAGGTAGTCTTCAACGTGTTCAAAGGTCTTCATACAGTAATTATACACTAATTCTCTAGAGCAGTCAAAAAAAAGCCCTACTACGGGTTAGGTAGTAGGGTTTAAAGGAGACTGTGGAAAGGAGCTATCAAACCACAGCCATTAAACGGTACTATGTCCGCTTAATTCTTTACTCGCTACGCATACATGTGGTAGCGGCCATTGCTTGCCAGTTGTTTGGAAAGCTCTTGTACAGTTGTGCAACCTTGATTGCCATACGCAAGCTCATCTCGCGCAGTTTGTTTTGGTTCTTGTCCATGAACTCAATGATCTCGTCGCAACCAACTTCACTGATGTCCATGTCGTCAAACAGCATACCAGTCTTGGCAATCTGCTTGATACGCAGGATCTTGT